AGTCCGCCGCCCCGTGGCAGGGGTCCCCCCTCGGGAGTACCTTTTGATAATGATTATCATTTGCTTGTGTAAAGAGAAAGGCCACCTGGAATGCCGATGGTGTTAGCAATCCGCGTCCGGTCGGGCCACCGCACGGCAGGCCCACATGCAGGCTTCCTGCATCTTGGTTCGGGCGATTGCCAGACAGCGCATTGCCTCCTTGCAATTGTCATCTTCCGGGGAGCCAACCTTTACCGTCTCCAGCAAGAGGTGTGTGCGTTCGATGTCGAGTTGTTCACAAAAATTACGACTGATGTCTTTCAGATCATTCATTTGCGCGATATCGTCGGCGGTCAATGTGCGGTATCCCTTCACGGTGCTACCATCTTGCGGTTTAGCTTCGCTCATATAGAATTTCCTGCTAGTTCGTTGGATGTAACCTCGGCAATTCTGTTGAACGTCACGAGAGGATTCAGTGTGTTTATTCTGTCAAAGGCACTCAGCGAATGCCTTTTGCAGAATTTTATAAATTCAGATCAATTGCAACACGCCGTGCTCTTCAGATTCCGAGTAGGCGATCAGACCGTTGTACTCCGCAACCATCTCTCCATCGTCAGCCTCAAATGCTGGAATTGTGCCGGTGGTAATGGTGTAGGACGATTGGCCTTCCTCTTCTGCGAAGCGTGCCAGCTCTTTAATCTGTTTCAGGGTAAGTACGATATTGCTCATGGTTTCTCCCGGCGGCTTCCCGCCATTGCTTTCGATAAGTATATTCACGGCTTCTTAGGCGGTGGGCCTATAGGGCATCGTCTGCATTCCTTCCCATATAAGCCACAGCAACATCGAGGTTGATACCCCATATTGGTAACGGGTGGTGCTGGTGGTGGTGCTGGACGTACGACTTTATCCCCTGGCTTGTATGGAGGTGGTGTCGGAGCTTTTCTCCCCATAATTATCTCCCTACCGATGTTCGCCAGGCATTGAGTATGGCCACCTGACCAGCGCAGATTGATAAAGCCGTTTGAAGTTGCAGCGTATAGCTGCCGATATCGCCCCATGTGTCGCCCTGCAATGTGGGCTGCTCACAGGGTTTGAATACTGACTCAGGGGGTAACAAGACGATCGGTGCCGGTGGCTGTGGTATCCGTTCCGCGCAGGAGGTCAAGCACAGCACCAGGAGCAGTGCGACGAGCGCATTCATCGTTTTTGATCGCATCGAGGTATTTTCTCTGGTAGGTTTCGCCCTGCTGGCGCAGTTGCTGTTCTCTCTGTTGCTGTTCGGCCATCATTGCGCGATTACGGGCGTCATCCGCGCGCAATGTGGTGATCAGTCCGGCCTGCTGCGCCAGCGTTTTTCCCTGTTCTTTAACCTGCTCACCAGCCCTTACAGCATCGCCGTGGAAGTAAACCGCCAACCTGCCAGCAACAATCAAAGCAACCAGCAGAAAACCGATCGCCATCGTGCGAAAGCTGAATGAGGTGTTCATGACAAAAACAACTCACGTTCTGCCTCCCTACGCGTTACCAAGCCTTTGAGTTTCACTCCACCAGCATTAACCCACTTGCCGAACTCATTAGCGGCACCCTGCTTGTCACCTGCATTCAGTTTTTGCAGAAGAGTCGATGTGCTCAATGAACGCAATCCAAGGTTATAAGCAAAGCTCACCAGCGCATCGAACTGGCCATGAGTGATATTCACCTTCACCAGTTGATTAACACCCTGCTCATACTGAACTACACCGCATTTCAACAACCGATCAGCCGTTTCTTGGTCAATCACCATGCCACGAACAATTTTTTTACCGTCTACTGGTTGGGTCCAACCGTAACCGATCGTCAAGACTCCCACTGAATCCGGGTACGCTTTCAGCTCTAACCCCTCGAATCGTTTAATTAACTCAATTCCATTTTTACTGATCCGCATTTACTTCCCCCGAGGCTTTATTAAGGAACCTACGCTCCAGCGCCTTAATCAGAGAGGCGCCAGACCAACCAGCCATACCGCACACGCCGCCCATAATCTCCGATGGCCATTCGTAATGAAGAGCTATCATGACCATTGTCAGGCCTGCAAAAATGGACACGAACAACTGTAAGAATAAAGTCCGCCAGCTGAAGGCCTCGCCGTTCAGCACCTTAAAGGAGTAACTGGCAATTGCACCCAGCAGGGTCATACCAAACGCAATCAGCATTGATAGGATGTTGGGTTCGTTCTTCCAGGGCATTTTCATTACCTCCCCCTTCCGGGGCTCTGTCCCGGTACCGGGTGATAAAAGTAAAAATCCCGACATAAGCCGGGATTGATTTATTTTGGTTATGACGGTTGCGAAACTGGAATGTGTTGGGTGGTTACCTGCTCTGCGTAACTCTCGAGCAAGTAAAATGGATACTTGAATTCCCAGGTGTCTCCTGCTGCTGATACCGTCGGAGCACCTACGCCAGAAAAACAACGTCCCTCGACGGAGATGGCTAGCGAATATGCAGGGATGGTGTTCAGTACTTCATCGAATTCAGTACCTGGTTCCATTGGAACAGACATACGACCAAGGTATTTGTTCAGCAGTACAGCATTTTCAAACTGGCCTGCGACTTCAACCTTAGTAAGAGCCTTAGCTTGCTCTGGGGTCAAAGTAATGTCGTTGTTTTCGCTAATAATCAGATTTGCCATGTGAGGCTCCTTATCATTGACACTGTATCCATATACAGCACATCAACATTATCAATTTAGAAGCCAAGCATCACATGGTGGCCGCTGTCTCAAAGGTCACACAACGCAGAGTAATCACTAAAGAAAATAGGGTTCAGCCACCAGCCGTAAACGAGTCGGCGATACGGGGTGTGCCAGGTGTGTGTCGGATGTTGGCTGGGGCTGAAATGCAAAAAGGCCACCCGAGGGCAGCCTTTAATAGAAGGTTTTATTTAATCTAGTCGTGAGTCTGACAACTTTTCTATGCAGGTCTGTTTAATTAATGCTGCAGATTCATAAAATTTACCGCCGACATTTTGCCCGGTAACCTTCAGATGCTTAGGCTTGTACCCTGGTAAATTTACTATCAACTCAGTTGGCGTTTCATACCACATTTCTACTTCAATGTTCACCCAGGTTCCACCAGGCTCGTCGTTGCCAGCCAGTACGCCAACCACAAAGCATATCTGATGATTGTTATTTAGCTGGACAGCTTGAACTGGGCGCTCTTCAAGGTTTCGCTGCGAGTTGACAACATAGGTGCGAACATATGGCAGCGGGACGCCATTAATGTCAGCAGTCTTATTATTGCCATCGCTAACCCCAAGTGAGCTTTTTAGCTCCTCAACGAGGCTGACCGCATCAGATTGCAGCCTGTGCTTCCGCAGCGCTTTCTTCTGCTCAAGCTCAGCTCTCTTTTCCCAAATGTCATTAATGGTTACGTTCATGCCTTTCTCCAGAAAGTGTTGAGAGGGGATCAGCATAATCTCACCTGTAATATTTCGTTAGGAAAAATAAAGGCCACGCATTTGCGCAGCCCAAAAACGGAAAGCCCCGGCGATTAGGCCAGGGCTATATATGGGTGCCAGTCTTTCCTGGCCGTCACTTCACATCAGAGGGGCACATTCAGAATACCCGAGACAGGGATCGATAGTGCGTATCAAAACTAAATGCGCCCTTCTGATGTACCAAAATTATTGTAGGCCAGAACATCCGACTGAACACTCACCCCTGAGTTTGACCCGACATCATTCCCTATAAACAAGTAAGTGCTCATGCGGTTGTTCTGGCGCGGCCAGCAGGAATCGAACCCACATCATCAACTTCAAAGGCTGAGGTAATACCATTATACGATGGCCGCGTTGGTCCGCCATCGAGGACTTGAACCCCGCACCAGGAGCTTAGAAAGCTTCTGCTCTATCCTGATGAGCTAATGGCGGTCAAAGTATAATTTTAACGATGAAGCCACCCAGTCTCAACCACCACTCACACTCATAAACAAAAAACCCCGCCGAAGCGAGGTTTTGCGCCATTTGCAATACTGGCAAAATATCAAATTAGCCTTAAATATGGCTTACTTTGTTCGGTTTTGCAAGCACTATGATGCTAAATGTTTTGAACGTGATGCGATCCTTTTCTCCGCCGCCCATCGTAATGATCCTGCATCCAGTGTTTCCACAAGGGATAGCAGCTTATTCCAGTGTCCGCTGTAGGTTTCCGACCAGGTTGATTTATTGACGCCAGAAAGCTCTGCCAAACGTGTATAGGTATATTCTTTCGGAAACCCTTTTATCTCACTGGCAACAACCTGCACAGCCAGCATCGTCAGGCTTTGCAACCGTAGTTTGACCTTTTTACTGATACGCGCCGAGCACTGCTCTGAAAACCGTTCCCAGATATAGGGTACCACCAACAACTGTTTATCGTGGTAACTATAATCACCATAACAATATCGAATCCATGCTTCCTGATGCATGTCCAGAACAGAAATCGCCCGACGCCAAGAGCTGGTGCAATATGTCAGTTCCTCAATCAGCGGGAAGGGTTTCTTTCTGTTTCGCGTCTCCGGGCAGTGCATTGGATCAGTTAACGCACATACCTTCCGGCGATCTAATACCACGGTACGAACCCGTTGGCGCTTAAATCGTATTGTGCAGACCATTGCTGATCCCTCGAATGCCGCCAACTGTCCTTTACTCTGCCCGTGAATATCAGCCAGGGCGAGCGACACAGCACCGCGGACATACTCCAAATATTGCTGATTCATTGTTTTGCTCCGCGTTTGTTTGCCGCACTGATCGCCCCAATTCCGAATGCCTTGTTCAGCGTGCGTACCAGGTGGAATAACTGGCTGCCGTACTTGGCTTCCCATGCAGCCACATCCTCATGCAGCGCGTCATGACATTCTCTGGTCAGGGGGATAGTGAAGATGTCATGCGGTTTTGTGCCGGTACCGCCGAGCCCGTGATCAATGATGTGGTGTGGGTCATCTGCCGGTCGGTTGCAACCACAGCAGCATTTCTGCGACTTAACCCATTGGGTGTATTTCTCGCACTCCCAGCGGGTCAGCTTCGGCCGCAGCATAAAACCAGCTGGTGGCTCGGGGTCGACATCAACGGTCAATGCCGGTTTAACCTTCTCCACGTACTCGTTAATGATCGCCTGTGGGGCCCTCTCCCAAACAATATCCGCCTCTTTCCGCGTTCCCGTTGGGATGGTGGCTGGTGGAAGGCGTAGGGAAAAACGAGCGACCGCATCAGGCAACAAATCGGATACCTCTTTCAGCACAGCCCACCAGCACAACTCCGGCAGGCTCAACTGGTGGGCTTCACCAAACATGAAATGCGAGCGGGCGCGGTAAACCACCCAGTCCGCCACGTTCTGCGCAGCCAGGGTATCCAACTCAGGGAGGGTTTGTTCCCGCAGGCGGTGCTCATGGTGCCAGCACATACGGATCGGGCGGCCGCCATAATCCAGGATATCAATATTGTGGTGGTGGTAATCATCACTGGCATCAGTCCACTGGCAGCCGGTACCACGAAGCACCCATTCATTCAGGCCTGCAATACCACCAGCTGCGTCTATAACCCGCTCATGCTGGAAAAACGATGACAGGCGCGGGTCAGCAGCCAGGCTCTGGTCTACTGCTGGAAGCAGGCCCGATGGCAGCGGTTTCAACTCGTCAGGTTCGTTGGCGATCAGCAGCCGCGCACGGCCACTGAAATAATGCAGCAGGTCACTGCCTGGACGCAGTAGCACCACGCCCAGTTCACGCTGCAGGTAAGGGGTAAGTAACATCCTCACGCTGCCACCTCCCGACCTGGAATATTTTCCGGAATATTTTGCGGTTGGATTTGTGGTAGTAGACGCTCGGCCTCCCGGCGGATTTGCGCTAAGAACGCCTCCCCCATGGATTCCAACTGCGTACGGCTGACATAACTCATTGCAGGCCCACGCCAAGTTTTATCAAAGATCACCACGGCGCCGGCAAAGAATGCCCCAGTGGGTACCTGCTTTTCGTCTGCCGGTATAAACCATTGCGGAACGTCGAACCCAACACGCCCACGGATGAAAGCAACATGATCTGCCTGTTCAGGCCACCAAGTTTCTGATGTCGCTGCTTTAATCAGGAAAACATACCGACCTCCGCGCTCACGCATTTCCATGGTATGGGCCATGATGTGCTGCATGCCGGTGATATATTGCCCCTCATGCTGCTGTGCACGGGAATATGGCGGATTGCCAAAAGCAGCACCATGCAGTTCCACCAGCCGAGCAGACCAGTCCTGGGTAAGGGCGTTGTCTTCTGCCGTGTAGAATGCTGGGCATTTGCTGTTATCGCCGTCAGTGAAGAGATCCAATACCAGCGGGCCAAACATCGCATTGATACCCCAGAACAGCGTATCAGGCGTCCGCCACTGATCGCCCACCTCTTTTAGCAAATGACTTGGCCTTTCGCGTAACTCAGCCAACTTTGAGCAATATTCGCTTATAGCTGTGGTTTCAAGTATCTCCTCGCATTCAGCAGCCTCTTCTGCCCTTTCTGGTTCACTGGAGTAGATATCGCACGATTCTGAACATGAGCCAGATTCGTACTGCTTCATCGATCGGAGGCTATTAGCCAATTCATCTCTGTCATACATTGAGAACATACCAATAACGCCCGGGAGCGTGTTTTTCTTGCGATACATCTGCAGGTGACGGCCAATACGATTTTCTTCGATCTTCACTTCCTCAGAAGTCAATGCAGATAAAAAGTCTCTGTAAAGCTCTGGCTCATCGCGCGCCGCCAGCGCCAGTTTCCCTAAAGATTTCTTGATGCAAAATACGCAGTTGCCCAAATGCTCATCAATGCCAAGATCAAACTGTTGCCCTTTCCACCATGCGATAACATCCTGTTTCGAGTAATCAGAAAGCTCGGCCAGGTAATACAGGTGATCAGCTACTTTCTTGGCTAAGTGGTCATGAAGCTTGTTTGCTAGTTCCTCAGTGAAACCGTAATCATTCCTGAGGAACGTGAAGCAAGTAGGAGATGAACTACGCATAGCATCAATGCCATCGACAAAAATCTGACTTATTGCCGATTTTTCATAACCTTCTTCTGCTAAGGATTTGTACAGAACATCCCCCCATAATCTGGCTGGCTCATCGAAGCGTATGCCTAACCAGGTTACGTACCCTTTCTTGCCGTGCTTCTTCTGACAATACTTAAGATAGGCAGCCTGTTTCATGCGATCGGTGCAGCGAGCTCCGCCGATGTAGGGAGTGCCATACTTATTCAGCATGCCGATCCACGGCCCTAGGTCTGGTTTTAATTCATCCTGCGAGATGGAACGATACGTGCTGGCTTTACCGTGCACCTCGTTGTATACGACACGGATTAATGAAATTGGTAATTCCCATATGTTTATGGCGTTTTTAATAAATTGGTACGTTTCAGGGTGTTCAGCACCTGTATCCATAAAGACATAATCGACAGGGGTGCCAACATGGTGACTCTTAGTGGCCAGCAAGTTACAAAGGTACATCGATGACCTGCCTCCAGAAGAACTAACCACTTGAACTGTCATAGGTTCCCCCTTTGCTGTTCAGCGGTGGCCAGCAGCTTGATGAAGCGATAACGCACCTCGATGTTGAATTGGGTCAGGACGCGCACCCAGTTGCGTTCCCGGGCGATACGGCGCAGATCCTGATCATCAGCCCAATA